GAACTGCGCATAGGACTGCCGGGTGGCAGCCGGGCGAGCGGTGTAGTCGGATGCCTTGGCGTAGGTGGTACTGATCGGACCGACCTTCTCCGACTCGACGGCGCCCATCTTCAACTCCGGCGGCGCCAGGTCATCCGCATGAATCTCAGTCGCCAGCGCCATCTGCCCGGCCTTGATCTGCGCCGGAATGGAGTTGGACGGCACCAGCCAGTTCTCACGCATCACGTCGTAGCGCGGCCAGGACAGGGCCTGCAGTTCGCTGACCAGCCCGCCCTTCCACGACATGGCGCTCATCTGCAGAGCGGCACGGCGCAGCAGGGCTTCCTGGGCGGATGTCTCGGCCGGAATCGTCCGGCCGAAATTGGCGGCATAGGTGACCAGTTCGGCCGCCGTGGCGAAACTCTCGGCGCCGGCCACGATGCTGCCGTCCTCGATCACCAGTGCCATGGCTTAGACCGCCGCGTCCAGCAGGGCTTGGAGTTCTTCCTGGGTGGCGTTGTCGTCGAACTCGACGTTCTTCGCCTTCAGGGCGGTCTTGGTTTCTTCCAGCAGTTTCGCAGCCGCTTCCTGAGCTTTCTTCTCCTTGGCGGTCAGTTTCTTCTCGCCATACAGCTCGTGAAAGTCAGGATCGAAGTCCTCTTCGTTGATAAGCACGAAGTAGCCTTGGCCTTTGCCCCAGGGATTTACCTTGATGGTCTTCATTGTCTTCTCCAGGAGAAGCCGGAGCCCGAAGGCCCCGGCAGGCAGGGTTAGCCGAGCAGCAGGCCGATGTGCTCGGACTTCACGGCCGCGCAACCCCAGGCCAGCGCGATCTCGAACTGCATCTGGCGGTACTGGGCGTACATCGACACCTCGAAGCTGAGGCCGGTCAGCGGGTCGGTCACGATCATGCGATCGATGGCCGAGTCGCCTTGCGGCGGCAGCGCCGGGGCTCGGGTGGCCAGGGCGATGGCCGAGCGCGCGAAGAACATGTTGCGCGCGCTGGTGGCCGACAGAGTGATGTTGGTGGCGGCCGCCGGGATGGCCTTCATCAGGCCCGGGGCCGCCAGGGTGATAGTGCCGCCACCGGACACGTCGGCATCACCGGACACCACTAGGTACTTGTTGGCGTCACCGGCGAAGGTGATCACGTCACCCGCCAGGATGGTGCCGGTACCGGCGGAGGCCAGGGTGATGGTGGTGGCGCCCACGGCATAGCCGGCGTTGTTGGTGGTGGCGGAAGCACCAGTGCCGGCGGTGAAGGTCTTGATCGCCGCAGACTGGCGCAGGGCCAGGTTCTGCAGGCGGTCGGTGATGCCGTTGCGCAGCATGTCCTCGCGGCCAGCCTCGTTCACCTTGAACAGCACCGACTGCTTGCCGCGCAGGTTGGCCATGGCGGCGGTGCCGAGCACCAGCTGGAAGTCCAGGCCCTGGGCGCCGTTCTCCTCGAGGATGCGCAGAGCGCCAGCGGAGTCGCTCAGGTCGGCTGCGGTGCCGAACGGGGCGGTGCCGGCGGTGCCGTAGGCGCGGGAGGCCTTCAGGTGCAGGGCGGCCAGGTCAGCCTCGACCTCGTTCACCAGGGTGCGCATGCCCTGCTGAATCTGGTTGGAGAGGATGATGTTGTAGCTGGCGCCGTTGTTGTCCAGGCCGCGCTTCTCCTCGCCGTTCCAGCGGATCGGCACGCGACGGGCCTTGGTGATAGTCATCGGCACGTTACCGATGACCTGGTCGCCATCATCCGGCGGGGTCACAGCCGGGGTAATGTCGGTCGCGGTGGCGGCGGGCGCTACCGGAGACATCACGGTCTGGCCCACGGCGGCGCGCTCGTAGGTCATATCGGAGGTAACGGCCGGGATGAAGCCGACCAGTTCGCGGGACACCACGTCCAGCGCGTTGTACAGGGTAGGCACGAGGCCCGTCAGAGTGTTCGCCATGATTGGCTCCTTACTTGATCGATGATTGAGTTTTCAGACTTTCCGGGCCATCCGACCCAAGCACCGATCCCCATCCGGGCATCGGCATATTCATTGGCGTCAATCGGTGACGACGCCGCCTTCACGCGCGTAGGCCGCCTGCTCCGGCGGAGTCAGTCCATTGAAGTTCGCGCGGGACATGGATTTCTTGCCGCCACCCTGGCCACCGCCGTTCGGTGCTCCGCCACCATTGGCGCCAGTGCCCTTGAGGATGTGGTTCTTGTGCGGGTAGGCATCCACCAGCAGCTCGATGGCTTCCTCGGCGGAGGCCAGCTCGCCGTGGCGGGTGCGGGAATACAGCTTGTTGCCGTTGCCGTCGTAGCCGACGACCTTGCCGTCCTCGACCTTGAGGTTGTTGCCGAACAGGGCGCGGGCGATCTCGACGCCGGCCGGGCCATCGGCCGCGAACTTCTCGGCGATGAACTTGGATGAGGCGAACGCGCCGCCGATCAGGTGGCTGTTCAACTGGCCCTTCAGGGTTTCGTTCTCCTGAACGATGGGGCCGTATTTCTCCTCGACGCTCTTGACCGCTTCGGACACCGCCTTGTCGCGGTCGCCGGCGGCGATTAGGTTCTTCTCGTCCAGGTTCTTCACGGTGGTCAGGGCCTTGAGGGCGGCGGCCGGGTCGGTGATGCCCTCGAAGCCTTTCAGCTTGCCCTCGGCAGCCTCAGCGCGCTCGCGGTGACCCTTGGCCTCGCCGTTCAGGCGGCCAATGGTCGCGACCGTGCTGTCCGCGTCGAAGGGTGCATCCTTGCCATCGGCGCCAGTGAAGACCGGCAGCTTCTGGCCGTTGACCTCTTGGAGGACGATGTGACCGTCCGCATCGAACTTGAAAGGCATGGTGTTTTTTCCTCGGGCATCCGCCCATCTGGTAGGCCATCCGGCCAGGGGCGCCCTGCTCCATCCGGAACGCGGGCATAAAAAAAGCCCCGGCATGGCCGAGGCTGGAAAGAAAAAGGCCCGACCGAAGTCGAGCCTCTGAATAAGACCCCTCGGCACAGCCTCAGGGCTTCCGGCTACTGCCGGGGTCACCACTTCAATCGCTGCGGCACAACCGCGAACGAATGGCCCCACAAGGGCGGTGATTTTCTGCCGTTGGATCAACAGCCTCGCAGGGCTATTGGGTGATCCGACATGACTTTTCGCATCCTTCGGGCGAGAGTCGCTCTGCGAGCCGCCAGGGCATCCGACTGATCCACTCGGATGCAGAGATGCACGTATTCGTCGTCAATCTTTCTGGCAATGGTAGCGATTCTGCCAGCCATCCGAATGTCGGCATCGAGCTTTGCCTGGGCTGCATTCAAAAAAATGTTCATGCCAACACCACCCTCTCCCCTTTCATGAAGCACAGCGCGCACAGTATCTGCTTCGTGCCGCCCGTGGGCTTGCCGTTCTTCATCATCACGCCGATCTTGGTCTCGATGACCTCGCGACCGCCGCAGCGATGGCATTGGATCATCGTGGCGGGCTTGTCGGCCGCTCGCACGCGCTTGCGCACCTGCTCCGCCGGGGTGTCCGGAGCGGGTGTTCCTGAGATGACGTGGAGCTTGGGTTTCTCGGCCATGCGCCGATGTTACGCCGCGATCCGCTCGAATGCAGCAGCGTCCCGCTCACGGAGCTGATCCAAGGTCATCCAGACGCCGCGGTCGGTGTAGAAGTCGTCCAGTTCCAGACCTCCCTGGCGGTACAACCTGGCGCGCTCGACGCCCAGCACCTGCTCCTGCCGGGCTGCCGATTGGCGCTCCAGCCACTCGCTGTAGGTCGTCTCCGCCGGCACCTGGCCATCCATGCTCGCCCGCTGGCCGGGGGTCATCTCGTCGATCGGGATGCCCAGCTCGCGCCACGACTTGGTGACCGGCGAACTCGTTGAGCGGCAGTTCCAGTGAATCTTGCCCGGGCCTTCCAGCCAGGGAATCTTGTGGCCGATCGGCTTGTGCGTGTCGACCGTGTACTGCAGTTGGTCGCGAATCCGGCACGGTGGCGATGTCTTGCTGTCCAGCGTGCTGACCCAGCGCTCAGCCTTGAGGATGTCGCTGTTGCCCTTGGCAAACTCGTTGCGGGCCGTGGCGGCGACGTGGTTGATCGCCGTCCTGACCACCGCCTCCAGGTCCTTGCGGGGGCGCTGGAGGAAGCCGTCGGCGTAGCCATTGGCCCGGGTTCCGCGAATCTCGCTGACGATCTGGCTGACCGTCTTGCCCTCGACGTAGCCGGTGCGAATGGCGTTGCGGATCTTCGCCATGCGGTCGGATTCGACCGTCTGTACCCAGTCACGCAGCAGGCGTCCCTGGAACGGCCGGGACATCGCTGCAGCGTAGGCCTGTTGCGCGCTCACCCGAGCAATCGGGAAGTGCACCTTCACCGGCTCTGGGATCAGGCGCTCGAACAGGTCGAACTGCCACTCCGTTTCGTAGGCCGCCAGCTCCTGCAGGTCCTGGTTCAGTTCCTGCGCCACCTTGGCGTAAGCCTGGGCATTGATCTGGCGGACCGAGACCAGCAGGCTTTCCATCCGCTCGACGGAGAAGGACTCAGCCGGCATCCGCTCCAGCGCCTGGATCAGCGCGGCGGACAGTTCGGCATCAACCTTGTTCAGCAGGGAGATGATGCGCCGCACTACGCCCAGGCTGTACTGCTGGAGGCTGACCGCGTGGGCGATGCTCTCGTCCTGCAGGACCTCGTTGACCGTGGGCATTTACAACGCCCCGAGGCGCGGGCCCTGGTCGGTGATCCTGCCCTTCTCCTCTTCCCAGTCCAGGTCCGAACTGATCACGCCGCGGCGCTTCACCTCGTTGAACAGGGTTTCCTCGGAGAGGTAGCCGGCATCGGTCATGCCCTTCAGAAGCGGCAGGGTCGTCTCGGGGGCGTAATCGACGTCGAAGTTGCCATTCACTTCAACGTGACCACCCTCCGTGACACCCATCCACAGCGCGAAGAACTGCAGCACCTGGTCGATGGCATCCTCGAACGAGCCGGCCATGGTTTCCAGCGGGCTAAGTTCCTGGGCGGCCTCTTCCTCGGCCTGGGCGGCGGTCTTGGTGGCCTGCTTCTCCTTCTGGAGCAGCTTGCCGCCGGCCATGCGGATCTGGTCTTCCAGATCGAACAACGACTGGCGGCCGGCTTCGATGGCGGCGCCGGAGTGCTCGACGTACTTCATGTCGCCCTGGGGCGGCAGGTAGGTGGCGGCAGCGGTACCGACAGTGACTTCGCTGCCGGGGGCTGCATCCTGACCTGGCGGGTCCACGCCAATCAGGGCCAGCATGGGCACCCGGGCGACGTGAAGGATGTTGTCCTGGTCGCTCTGGCTCTGCCAGTGCTTGACGTTGAGGTGGGCGACCTCGAGCAGCGGCGGGACGGCAGTCATGAAGCCGGTGCGCTTGGCGTAGTAGGTCACAAGCGGGATCAGGCTCAGGCTGGTGGTGCCGTCGGCGTTCTCCTGCCAGGATTCCTTACCACTATCGTCCTTGGACTTGCGGAAGGTACGCCACGAGCCAGGCTCCAGCACACGAATCTGATCCACGCACTTCACCGCGAATTCGTTCTCGGGATCAGGCTCTTCGACTCTCTCCATGTAGCGGAACTGGGTCAGGACCTCGGCGCCGTTCCGAGTCTCCGACTTCCAGCCCAGCACCTGGCCGGGGCGGATGATCACCGTGTAGGGGCGGACGCCAGCCTTGAGCTCGTCGGCCTTGGTCGGGTAGAGCTGCTTACCCTCCTCGTCCGTGGTCGACGGGTAATCCACCAGCACATGGCAGAGACCCTTGGCCAGGCCAGTGCTGAAGAAGGCCTGCGACCAGACCTGCAGGTTGTTGCCCTGCTGGTCGATGTTCTCGACGTACTCAGCAATCTGGGGCGGCACATCGCTGCCCAGACTGATCGGCTCGGCGAACACGCGGCCGGTCATGTTCTGCACGGTTTCGCTGTAGGCCGGGAGCAGGGTCGAGCGCTGCAGACGGTCCTTATATGCCTTGGGGTCTTCCTTGGGGAACTTCGGCAGCAGCTGCTCGCCAGCCATGCGCATGGCCTTGGTGCCGCCCATGAGCGGGTCGACCACGGCCCAGTCCTCGCGCATCGCCGTGACTGCGGGGATTACGGTGCTCGGATCGTTGGCCATTATCAAACTCGCAGGGTGGTGGCGGTTGCGGTGCGCTTGATCACCGGCCATTCCACATCGACGCAGTAGCCGATGGCGGTGGTGATGTGCTGGTACTGGTTCTTCTGGTCTTCCTGAAAGGTCGACCCGTCTTGCAGCTGGACGGTGGCCAGGCCCTTGTCGCACCACTTCGCGGTGTGCGGGTTGACGAAGAGGCTGATGGTGCCGTCGGCGGTCTTGATCTTGGCCCGGACTGCGTTCTGCCGATCCTTGATGGCCGGGTGCGCCGGCTTCACCTTGCGGGTGAAGGTCCAGCCGTGCGCCTTCAGCACGCCCTCGATGTCGGTGTAGTCGGAGGCGTGGCCGTGCTTCTCGCCGGCCTGCCCGGCTGGGTCGCCGTAGATCAGCACGTGCTTGTTCTGGTGAGCCTTGAACTTGTCGACGAACTCCAGGGCCGACTGCTTGGAGACCGCGCTGGTGAGCACGATCTCATCGAGCAGGTACAGGTCATTGGTGTTGCGCCGCACCCCGATGGCCGAGGACAGCGGAGTGAAGTTCTGGTCGTGCATCCACAACAGCTGCTCGTGCGGCTCGATCCGCGCATCGGTGTGGTTGGCCTTGCTGTAGTCCTCGTAGATCCGGCCGCCGGCCGTTTCGAACGAGGCCTCGTATTCCTGCTTGTACTGCTTGGCCGACATCGAGTGCTTGGCGGCCTTGATCACGTCGTCCGGCAGGATCTCCGCCGACTTCCAGTGGAAGACCTTGAAGCTCGGGTCGCCACCGGCCTCCGCGCGCATGCAGAGGTCGTAGT